TGTTTCCTTATATTGCTCCTCTGCCAATTCCAAAAAAATTTCTTCGTTGTCAGCTTCCAAGTTTTTGTAAAGCAATTTTACTTGCTTTATTACATTGAGTTCGTCAAAGCCTTTGATTGACAAATCGGATTGTGTTTTTTCAAACCGATTTGCCGCTCTTTTGTTCAGGATATCAATAGCCTTATCAGAAAGCTTGTACGGATTCCGTGTTTCTGCCATTGTTTAAGTCCACTTTCAGGCTTTTTTGAAGCTCTTTCTGTTGTTGCTCATACCACTTCATACTTGTCGTATAAGCATCTTCTGCGTCCGTAAACATTCCGCAATGAGAAAATGCAAGTTTGGGATCAATTTTTTCGTTGTTGAGCATTTCGCAAAGAACCTGGGCTTTTGTCTGAATGTTCTCATAATTTCTTCTGGTGAACTTTGTTTCAACGTCAGACAGCTTCAGCTTTATGTCCGTATATGTACGGCAAATCAACAAAACAATTCTTAAAAACTCTCGTTCGCTTTGTTTGAACATGAGCTCGCTGTCTTTTGCCCTGGACTCTGCCATTGTCCATCCGTCTCTAAGAAGTGACGCTGCGCCGGTGTCGCTTGTAGAAGATCCGTTTCCATTCCTGTTTGGCATTCCGCAAATCGTCAAAACTGTTTGATACAAGTATTCAACCAATGTTTGTGTTTGCTGCTGGTTTAATTCTTGCGTCAGAATCTCTACGTCTGCTTTTTGACCGTCGACAGACCGGATTTGAATTGCGCCCAGCTGCAGCAATTCTGCGTATTTTTCTTCGTCAATTTCACAGTTAATAAACTTTACAAGCGATTGAATGAACTGCTCTACTCCATCAACTCGGTTAGAAGAAATCGTGTTCAGAGCGTCCAAGATTGGAAGCACTGGCTCAAAAGATCCTAGCCTTGCCGTGTTTGACGGATATTCTATAATCGGTTCAAAACCCAATCCGTGACGTTTTTCAACCGATATTTTTCTGTCGACAATCTCAAAATAACTACGGTCTGTATAAATACTGTAAACAGTGTTACCATCAGAAGAAGTTCCGCAAAAAACGCCAGCCAGTCTTTTGTTTCCAATTTTTGAAGAATATGCCACATAAGTTTTTCTGGGGTCCAAGGTGTAAATATTAAACGGAGACTCTTCGTCGTTAAACTCTGACGCCAACACCAATCTATAAGCTGTGCCGCAAATTTTTTGCCATTCAATCAAATCCCGGTCTTTTGAGGATTTGCTTTCCGTAAGCATCATGTCATTAAGCAAACCAACGTTTTTTCCGACCTGGCTGTCTCCTTTTCGGCTGATGTATTGAATCGGTTCTCCGCAAAGATATCCAACCTCAAACGAAACGATTTCTTTTGCCCTGTTTTCAACGATCTTGTTGCAGATCTCAGGTCTAACATCTTTTTTTCGATACAAAATCGGCTGATCACCTTTGTAGTACCGATATAAGTAATCGATTTCCGTTGCGTTTTTTAAGTGGACGGCTCTGGTTTTGTCAATAAATTCAATAACGTTTCCTGCGTTAATTTCTTCAAAATCGCAGTAGATAACTTGTCTTCCAAATAAACCTTTCATTTTTCCCCCAAAAAAGCAAAAGCACCCCTGTTCCTAAACCATAGGAACAGAGGCACTTGGAATCTAATCACTTGGCACGCTTAGTCTGTTATGTATTAACCTATTTGCTCTTTTTGCCTGTTAATTTAATTTCTATGTTTTTTTTGCACCCCTTGCAATACGGATATACCAATCCGACCGCTTCACTGTCAACTTCCATTAGCTTTCTTTTGATGTTTGCGGCTTCGCAAACTGGACAAAACACTTCTATCCTCAAAACCGTCACCTCTTATTCTTTTTTACAGTGGCGACTGATTTGCTTTTCTGCGTCTCTTCCGCAGTGTCAAATCCGGTTTTCATAGATTCCGCCCCCCGAGAAGACGAGCCATTATTCTGGTGCAGATTGTCGGAGTCGAACCGACTTCTTTCCCTTACCTGCATATAGCGGACGGGGCTCAAAGAAAGGAGCAAAGAAGCGCCCGACCGCTTATCAAAGAGGAGGTGCAACATCACACCTATATGGTACCACAAACCTATTGTTTTGTCAATTGATTTCCACCATATATTGTGCAAAAATTAAAAAATTTTTTAAAAACCACAAAATATAGAATACCCGCCACCTGTTTCAAGATGGCGGGTTGGTAATTTTAAACTTCTCCCTTTTTTACCGGCTTCATTAAAACCCAAACCGAATAGCGATCCGGTTCGTTTGCCTTGTAGTCCTCAATGATGTAATCACCCAGCATGTCCAATAAACGGCTGTTAATTTTTCCGCTGTCCTCGCTGACAAGATCGTATGATTCTCCGCCAACCAAAACAGACATTTCTTCCGGGTTGATTGCTCCTAAAGCAAATTCTCTAACCGTCATCATACCGCCGAAGCCTCCTTTCTGACCATGACCGCACTTATTCCGCGCTTTTTAAGAACTTCATGAATAGCAAGCCTGCCCGTCTGCGTCCATCGGGTGTGCATCACCGTGTCCGGTCTTCCGTCAGAGCGGGTGATCTGAATCGTCTCGGACTCGGTGTATCCCTTGCCCATGTGCTGGTGATATAATATCCATTGGTTATTTACTTTCCGCTGAATCCGTTCTTCGCATAAAATCCGGTTCAGCCGCCTCGCGCTGATGTTGTAATCCGCCGCAATCTGCGTCGTGGTGAGCGTGCCCTTACTGGACAGAATCTCTTCGACATATCGCTCCATTGGTTTCAATGCCTCCATTTTGGATTCTAACTGCTTGATACGGTTGTCCGCGATCCGAAGCGCCCGCGCCATCACCTTTTCCGGGCTGTTCCATTCCTTTTCAAGCTGAATAAAATACTGCCGAGCAATTTTTCCCTTTTCGTTTCGTTGCAGCATACAGATTTCTTTTGCCGTGTCAATTGTAAGACCGGCATCTTGCGCTGGACGCCCTCCTGTACTTTCGCTCAAAAATGAGCAAAAGTCTACTCCCTCTGTAAATCCGTATTCACACATGCGTGGAAACCAATCTTTGTACGCTGTCTTGACTTCTAAAAATCCGTGCAGTTCTCTCGCAGAAACAACAGGTCTATCGTTGTTGTAAGAAACCTTAACTAATTCTTTCATAAAACCTCCTGTTGATTTTCTCCCGGAGGTCTGATAGAATATATTTATCAGCCTTTCGGGGTTGGTGTATCGGGTTTCGGTAGTTCTTTGTCAGGGAGCGCCGAAGCCCTTTTCATTTTTCAAAATATTCTGAACAGATTAACCTAACCAAAGCAGCCAACGATATATTTTTCTTTTTAGCTTCTTCTTTCAGACGGTCATACAGTTCAGACGGCATTTTGATGTTTAACGCCTTGTCGTTCACACGTTCACCTCCTTTCAACTACAATAATACTACAATAATTATAGCAAGTCAATAGCAAAAAGCAAAAATCCCTCCACTTTTTGGTGGAGGGACAGAACGATTTATTTTATCTTCTTCCTGTAAAATAGAACTGCACCGAATCGTATGGTTGATAGCAATCCATTTCCCGCGTGATTGTTTCTCCGGGTTTCAATTCAGAATCATCGTCAACGAAGTAATCGCTTGTAAATCCAACAACTTCTTCACCCATAAAGAACAACGCATATGCTTCTACAAACTCTGCTGCTTTTTCTCCGTTATTTGTAACAGACAAAATTTCCTTTTCGGTTGCTGTCGTTGTTTCAAAAGAAAGATCGGATACTACGCAATTAAACGTCGTTTCTTCAGAAACAGATAATTCATATTCAAAACTGTCAAACGAATCATCCGGCATAAAACAAAGAATCGTTTTTGTTCCCGATTCAAACGCTTCTTGACTGGAATCATTTGCTCCTGTTAAATTTCCGGATTCATCATAAAACTTTACACTTGCCGACAGATCAAGGTTAAACTCAGAATTGTTTTCAACCACGAGGAAAAAGTAATTCCAAAAAGAATCGCTATACTTGTATTCCGTGACATTAAGTTGAGACAAAACTTCCGTTTCGTCAAACGAAGAAGATGCAAATATTTCTTCGTCGTTGTCCAGAATTTCTACATATAACATCTCAACACAAGGAAGCTCGTCCTCTGCAGTGGTAAGAGCTCGGCTGAACGTTTCAAGTCCGGTAAACTTACCATAGATCTTCAAAACATCTCCCTCAAGCAACTTTGTATCGTCATCAATTCTTGAGTCCACAAAAGAATACTCGTCATCAAAGAAGAATCCCGTGTCTGCGTTGTCTGTATGCCCAAAATAAAAAGTTTCATCGTCAAACAAACCCGCTTCTAATACCTGACTAATCTGAACAGTAACAATCACATACTCTCCTACATGATCGTCCGGGTTTCTAAGTAAATCCTTGTAGGATGTATCTGTTTTTTGTGTCAAGATATCTTCTTTTGAAACCAAAGATTCTTCATTTCCAACATCTTCACTTTGAACCTGAGACGTTTCCGAACTCAAAGAACTTGCTCCACTCGATTCATTTCCGGAGGATGCAGAAAAACTTACAACTAACAACAGAAATCCAAAAATGAAGCAAAACAAAGAAGATAATCCTACCCATAGAGCTTTTACGCGCGTACAGAGAAAAACGATAAACAAGATAAACAACACAATGGACGCCAAAAACAACAGAATGGAAATAACACCCATTATAATTCCTCCTCAAAAATCCTATTCTTTTTTTCATTATACTCCTGTATTCTCTAAAAAGCAAGAAAAGCCGAGGAATTCCCGGCTCTTCAATCGTTTCAGTTAAAACGGCCTCCGAAATACAGTTACAGTGTTCGAAACCAAAGATTGTGCAAACTCTGACAGCATTGCCATTCCGTCAGGAACGTCATCGTTCCGGTTTTTTCCTGCCATTGTGTAGCTGCACAAGAAGTTTAAAGCCCTGCGGTATTCTTTATCTGTCCGAATCACAGAATTGTCTTTAAACAAACAGTGCTCTTTTACCCACGGAGAATTAACAATAATTTTTGTTTCTTTGTTTGACGTCGTATACTTTGTTGTAATTTTTGTACGGCCTCCGCGCTCTTTCACCCCGTTTTGGACCTTTTCCGCGACTTTACCTCCTGCAGAATTGCTTTCAAACCGGCACATATGGACTTTCCATCGTACCAACTCAGTGATCAAACGTGCTTCCACACTTTCCGGCTTTGCGTTGTCGCAAAGCATGAACTCAACGTAATAGTCCTGACCGTATTGAAAAACCACCGGCATAAATGCATAGTCTGTTCCCTTATCCTTCGTGTCGCATATCGCAATGACGGCATCCGGCTCACGATCCGGCAATTCAAAGTACCGCCGCAATTCATCCTCATTGTAAAGCTGCCCTTCTCGTTCAATGGGCTGTGTCATGTAAAGCGCCCGCCAACTTGCGTCGTCCATAATTTCCCGCTGCTGATGATAAAATGCGGTCGTAAACCCTAACCCGTGCGGATAGTCAAAATTGCTTTCATCGTTTTCGTCCAAGGCTGGCAAGTGGATGAACTCTGCCATTGGATCATCGAAGTGCATGGATTCCAAACGGTCTATAGGATCATGCAGGCTCCAGGGCGTCTGAATAAGCAGCTCAACACAATCTCCGATCATTCTTTGCCGTAGGTCAGTATGATATTGCTGCCAAAGTTTGTCCATTCGTTCTTTGGACATTGCAGATTCTATTCCATCAACAAGGTCATCAGCATAAAGCAAATTTGATGCTCTGACCTTACCCGCATTTCCGGATCCGACGGAACTGAACTCGAAGGTCTCAAATCTTTTCCGTTTTCCAAGATCTATACGCATGTCTTTGGCGTTTGTGTTTACAACTTTTACTTCCGGAAAAATCTCATGCCACAGATATTCTCCTGCAGGGTCCAACATGCGTCCTATTTCGTCGTATACGCCTCGCAGAAAAGAATTGCTGTGCGAAGCTCCTAAAATGCTGAGTTCCGGGTTTTTCAATCCAATCCAAGTTAAAGCCCCAAGTGCAACCGTCGTTTTTCCGACACCAGGAGGTGCCATGATTCCCAAAATTCGTGTTTTTCGTTTTGCAAGCCGTTCGATCGCCTGCACAACCGGAAGCAGCTGTTTCCTCCGTGGCATATAAAACCGTTTTTGCGGCTCCCGATTCCACTCTGCGTACATAAACGCAGCATCAAAATCATCCGGCGCGTCAAACAGCAACCCCTTGCGATACAATTCAAGCATTTTCGGGTTTCCCTGTTCCCTTGCATATTTCCCCGCCAGTTTGCGAACTTCTTTGTTTCGCTCGTGTGCCAGCACAAAATGTTCAGGTTCCTTTTCCAAAAGCCGCAAAATTTCAAAATAATCCGACAACGCCGAAGCGTCAGACAGGTCCCGCTTCCGTGCCATATCCATTAAAGCCAATAAATCCATAAAAACAGTGCCTCCTATCCCTTTCAAGATAAAAGGCACTTGGCACTGTTAGCTCCGCAGAGTGGCACTTGGCACGGTATTGTTTTGTGTTCGACTCAGAAGAGCCTTTTTGTTTTTCGCGGGATTTTTATAAAACAGGAGCTATAAAGTTTTTCATTTAGTCCTCCCCGAAAATCGGTTCATGTACACCTTTTACCCAATTCATTTCCTTGCCGTTGGGGAATGTATGCTTGTAAACACACCACGTATTGTCCGCCGTCATTCATCCCCCTTTGCTTTCCTGTTCCTGCTCTCCAATTCAGGCAATCCGCGATCTTTTCGATATTTAGCCACAGCCTTATAGTATGTGTTCGGCTTCAACCCCAGTTTGTCCATAGCGTACTTGTTCGTGCGCCCGCCCTCCATGACTTCCTTATAGACCTCGGCAAATGCAGCTTCGTCAACTGCAATCGGCTTGCGCCCCTTATATCTCCCCTCGGCCTTTGCGATTGCTATGCCGTCTGCCTGTCTGGACTTAATGTTTTCCCGTTCCTTCTCCGCCACATAAGACAGGATTTTCAGAACCAAATCAGAAATAAAAGTGCCGGTCAGATCATTGTTGTTTCGTGTGTCCAGAATCGGCATATCCAAAATGCAAATGTCGGCACCGACCTCTTTTGTAATGCGCTCCCATTGCTTGCCAGTTTCCGTGTAATTCCTGCCAAGACGGTCAAGGCTGCACACAAACACCGTATCGCCCTTGCGGATAACATTCAGCATAGCGTTGTACTTCTCGCGGCTATAATCCTTGCCGCTTTCCTTGTCAATGAAGATATATCGCTCCGGTACACCGGCCTCCATTAGAGCCTTTACCTGACGAGCCTCGTTCTGGTCTTTTGAGGACACTCGCGCGTATCCGACAACAATACTTTCTGCCACTCGGCTCACCCCCCTTTTTATGTTTGCATATTCAGTTTAGCAAATATATTTGTTTTTGTCAATACTCTTTTTTGTATTTTCGGAATTTTTCAACCTTTTTATTTTTTCGTCACCAGAAAACACTAACCCCGCCCGCCTGCGCCGCCCTATATCCCCCAGAGGTGTCAGCCTGCACAAACC